CCGCAGTACACGCCGCGACGACGACGGCTTGCATCTGCTCATCAGTAAGGTTGAAAGGGTTCTTGGTTTGCATAGCAACTTGCTGTTGCTGCTGTTGCTGTGGTTGCATGACAACTGGCTGTTGCATGACCATCTGCTGTTGTTGAACACGTGGGTCCGATTCCATCATAGGTGGTTCGAGTGGCATTTCTGGTTGGCCCATGATATCATTAATTGGTGTGGAATCCATGGTCATTTCTTTATTTTGACTCACATTTTTTTCGGGTTGATTATTCTGCACAAATGATGTCGTCAATGGAACCATTCCATCATCATTTTCGGAGAGATTCAAAGTTCGAACGTCGGTCGACATTTAATGTAGAGCTATGTTTTTGAAATTGGAGAGTGACGCATTCGTTATTTTCGTTTGGTAATCGTGAGATGTGTTTTCTTTGTCGCCTTCTTCGCATCAGCCTCCTGCTGTTCCAAATATTTTGGGTTGTATGTTTTCTTGTGCATGCTCCAAAGTTGCGGACTTCCCACCCTGAATCCCGTCCTGATTTTCGCCTTGTACCAAAACACACAATCGGTTATTTTGTTTGATTTAACCGTGTTATCCAAGACAAGACACTCATAATTCTCGGTGCATTGGTCCATGACTTTACAAAACATATCGAATGATGGGAAAATACCAAAGAATGACTTATACAGTTTTTCCCTATTTTGTATGATGTTTTCCCTGAGTATAAACACATAATCTACATTTGCTCGAAGTGCGGGAGGGAGATCCATGACGTATTGCATCGTCAGCATAAAGAATATGTTAAAGTGTCGACCGTTCATAAAACATTGACGAATTCTCGTTTCTTTCAAAAATTTTGAATCGTACATACAATCGTCAAGTAACATGAATGCACCATTTGATTTGTTCTTTCCCCTGGTACCCACGAGCTTTCTTTGCCTGGATAAAACACGATCTACCGCTTCTCCGTCGTAATCACCATAGACACACACGTCTGGTATAAAATTTCCATAAAAGTGGTTACCTTCTTCAGTGCCAGATAAAACGATGCCTGCTGGTATATGTTTCTTATAGTACATGATGTCTTTGACGAGCGTGGATTTACCTGTGTTACGCTTTCCAATGAAGACGCATATTCGGTCATCTTCCATTTTTAATGGATTGAATTTTCGCAACTGAATGTTCATTCTAAATTAGCGTATCGTTTTATTTCGCAAAATTTTACTCACAAATAGTAGGAATGTCGGGTCGTCTGTTACTCGCAGCCACTGGAATCCAGGACAAGTGGATCACCGAAGAACCACAGTATTCACACTTTCTTTCCAGGTTTAGAAGACACACAAAGTTTGCTTTCGAACAAGTTGAAATCCCAATCGAACGCTTCGAGGAGTACGGTAATGAAATCTCCGCCCGTGTACCAAACACATCGGGTGATTTGATTCGAGACCTGACACTAAACATCGATTTACCGCCACCTACACCCACACTCGGACAAGGTCACTCATACGTTATCGCGACTGGAAGTACAAACGCGACCTTATATGTCGACGCCGTGGAGACGAGTGAACTCTCTGTGTACCAAGGGGTCGAATACGTGTTTAACAGCACAGAAGAGTTCAATATCACTGGGGTAAGTGTGAATGATTACACGAAAGAGAACTTGGGGGGTGGAAATTATAGAATTACTTTGAATATAGAGATCAATATCATAGGTACCTACGACAATGTCAGAATAACATCCGCGAGCGATGCATCAAAGTATATAACCCTAAAAGTAAAACAGATTCGTTGGAATACGTCTACACCTACAAAGATGATTAAATACGCAGACCTACTCATCGGTGGACAAACGATTCAGCGTATCACTGGCGAATACATATACATGTACAATCAACTGTACTATACACAAAATGACGCGGACTTTACTCTTGTCGCCACCACCTTACATAATAGTTACCCTATCATTAACGATGCCACGTACCCACAGTACACAGATTTTCAAAAATATAAGGTACAGTTGCCGTTTTATTTCAATAAACATCCAAGTTTAGCTATACCGACGTGTGGTCTTTCAGTACAGGAAGTCGAAATAAAACTAAAGTTTAGACCTGTCGATGAGCTCACAGTGGAATACGATCTCAGTACATCGACATACAGCACTACACCGATTACGTCTGGTGTCAAACTTCGAAATGCGAGTTTATTCGTAGATTACGTGTATCTGACGGATGTGGAACGGGCTTTCATAATGACTCGACCTATCGAATACGTAATAACACAAACACAAGTGGCTGAAATACGCATGGATTCCGGTGTTTCCAAACGTGCTGTGATGATAAATTTTAAACATCCAGTGAAAGAACTTTTTTTCATCGCGACGAATGATGATACACAAGCACACGTACCTATCAAACACGTGAATTTGAAATTTAATAATAACACGGTGATAGATGCAGACAATCTCGAATTATCCGCGGAACAACCTCTACGACATCACACGAACTCTGTCGACGAAAACTATGAGTTTGGTATATATAGCTTTGCACTCAAGCCAGAAGTGTATTATCCCACGGGTCAAGTAAACATGAGTCGCGTGATACACAAACTTCTCGAAGTTGAACTCGACGACCCGAGTATATCAAGTGCACATACACTTCGCGTGTACGCATCAAACTATAATGTTTTGCGCGTGAATGGAGGTATTGCTGGGTTAAAATTTTAGGCACTAATAATAGTAATGGCTGGTAGAGTCCAATTAGGTGCGACCGGTCCACAGGACAATCTGTTCACAGATGACCCGGAATACACGTATTTTATAAAAAATTTCAAGAAGCATTCAAATTTTTCAAAGTTTTATACCGATTTAGATTTTGCGGGTCATATTGAATTCGGTGAGGAACTAAGATGTACTATACCACAAAATCAAGGTGATCTCATCAAAGGTGTACGCTTAAAACTCACGCTCGGTGGAATAGATCAGAATCTAGTGAGTGGGTATGACCATATTACGTATTGTGAATCAATCGCACATTCCATGATAGAATATGCAGATTTATACATTGGAGGTACTCTCATACAACGGCTTACCACTGACATGTTAGCTATACACTCCGAACTTTTTGTCACCCAGTCTAAACAGACATGTCTTACTAAATTATTAGGAAAACCATATCAGATTTTCTCTGTCGCTGACGATAGATACAGTGTATTACGAGAAGAGCTCGTTACTAAGTCAAAGTCTGATGCGTCGTATCTTGTAGATATTCCATTCTACTTCCATGAGTATCCAGAGCTCGCTGTACCTTTGTATGCTATCACCAAACAAGAGATAGAAATTGTGATAAAATTCAGAAAGGCAGAAGAATGTATATTTGCGGTGAATGAGACGTCTGACCTCATAAGTGAGTCGTATTACATAGGCAAAAATCCAACTGGACTTATAAAAAGTGCGAATCTCGGTTTAGAAATGGTATCACTTGAAAATAAACCAAAATTAGGACGCATGGATTATATCATCACACAGACACAACTGAATACATTTACACTCAAGAACACCGATGCTAAATACAACGATTTACTAAAAGCAAATGAGCATGAAGTGCGTACGAATTTCAGAAATTCCGTCAAAGAGCTATTTTTTGTCGTGAAAGACAAGTACGAAAATCGCACGAATGTTATAAACGATTTCGCGACACCACTTGATTATTCATCAAATACAAACATAACGAGTGACGCGTCTACATTCACAAACTCCGAGCAACTTAAGTACCTCGAAATGACCCTTGATGGCAGTGAGATACTCGACCACACGACTGGTGATATGATACACCTTCGGTCGATACAACCTGGTAAACACCATTCAAGAACACCTGTGTATAGGCGCTTTTACCTGTATAGTTTTGCGCTCGAACCAGAACGCTGGTATCCCACAGGGCAACTCAATTTTTCGCCCATAAAGAACCAAACTATAAAAGTTGGCTTGTTTAATTATACAACAAATTTCGACAAAGAACTTAGAGTTTATGCACAAAGTTATAACATACTCCGTTTGGAGAACGGAACCGTAAAGTTATTATTTGATACATAATGAAAACAGGTTTCGATCTCGCGGGCGATACGAGCGAACAAATTAACCAGTACACACAGGCGATGATAAACATCGTCACACCTGTACTCGAAAAAGGTATGATTCTTGCATGCGAATATTCAAAAGCATGTGGGAGAACTGCAGTTCTCGTGAAAGATTTGGAATATTCGATGAAATACTGCGCGAGATATGAAGTCGGGCAGCGAGTGGGTTCATACTTCCCAGACTTGGACGATGACGACGATGATGCGAATGACATTGACGTCATAGACGAGTCGGGCATAGAGTTTACTAGATATACAGGTGATGACCCGGGTATGAATAAAATAAACGAAGCTTATGATACTTGGGATTCGTGGGTACCGACGAATCCGACAGAAGAACTTTTAAAAAATGCTATTGATAGTAATGGACGATGATGATACTCCAGAAGGGTGGACGGACACTGAGTATAAGGAGTTCAAAGTAGATGATGGTTCAGATTCAGATTCAGATTCAGAATCTGAATCTGAAAAGGAAGACATGAAAGGATACCAGAAGAAAGAATACAAGAAAATCCTTGTCGTAGAAGAATTACTTCCGGAATAATTTTTTCTAGGAGTATTATATAAAATGTCTACCGCCGCTGAAACCGTTACGCTCATCAGCCAAGAACTCGAATCGCAATCCTTGAACGCGGTCGTCGCTGGTTTCTCTTTCGCCGCGGCTTTGTCGTGGATGGACCTCGTCCGTTGGTTGGTCAACCAGGTCGTCAAGGTCAACAAGAACGGTGGCATGAACTACACGCTCACCGCTCTTTTCACCACCTTGTTGTCCAT